AACGGCTAAATAATGGCAACCTCCGGCACCTCCTCGTTTAACCTAGACCTCACAGAAATTGTTGAGGAGGCGTTTGAACGTGCGGGTTCGGAGCTGCGTTCCGGCTACGATTTGCGTACAGCGCGCCGCTCATTGAACCTGATGTTCGCAGAGTGGGCGAACCGCGGTATTAACATGTGGACGTTCGAGCAAGGGACCATTAATTTGGTTCCCGGTCAAGCCACTTACGCGCTTCCAGTGGATACGGTTGATCTGTTGGAGCACGTTGTTCGCACAGGCGCTGGCAATGTATCTACACAGGCCGACCTGACTATTTCGCGTATCAGCGTATCTACCTACGCCACAATCCCAAACAAACTCTCTCAAGCCCGACCCATCCAAGTATGGTTCCAACGGCTTGACGGAGAACGCTCTGCAGTAGGAACCACCCTTGCAAGCACCATAACGGCCACAGACACGACGATAACGCTCGCGTCAACAGTTGGCCTAGGCACAGCGGGTTTTGTTCTTATTGATGGCGAAACTATAAATTACGGGTCAGTCTCAGGGAATCAGCTTTTGTACTGCTCACGCGGGCAGGCAAACACTACGGCTGCTACCCATACCGCAGGAGCATCCGTATACCCACAAAACTTGCCATCGGTGACCGTATGGCCTGTGCCAGATACCAGCACTGATTACCAATTTGTGTACTACCGTATGCGCCGTATTGATGACGCTGGTAACGGTGTAAACACAATGGATGTACCGTTTCGGTTCTTACCCTGCATGGTGGCAGGTTTGGCATATCATTTAGCCATGAAGGTGCCCAGTGGCGCAGAGCGTCTGCCACTTCTAAAAGTTCAATACGACGAGGCATGGCAGCTTGCTGCTGATGAGGATCGGGAAACCGCTCCCATACGATTTGTGCCCCGCCAAATGTTTATTGGTAGCACTTAATGGGTAATCGGTACGCGTCCGGCAAAAAGGCGATTGCGGAGTGCGATCGCTGCGGGCAACAGTTCTTGCTGAAGAAGTTAAAGACTGAGATAATTAAGCAACGGAAATACGAATTGTTAGTATGTCCTGAGTGTTGGGACCCGGATCAGCCACAGTTAATGTTGGGTACGTTCCCGGTAGATGACCCACAGGCATTGCGCAACCCACGTAGGGATACAACATACGTGGTATCTGGAGTAAATTCAGAAGGCAATTTGTCCGGTGGCTCGCGGGATATCCAGTGGGGCTGGGCCCCGGTAGGCGGATCAAGTTTTTTTGATGTTGCGTTGACACCTAACTATTTGGTAGCGACTACAAGTGTTGGCACAGTAAGTATTACGGTTTCATAGGAGTTAATCATGGCATATACAAAAACTGCAGATGGTATTACTAAACAAGGTAAGACCAAAGGCAAAAATCTTGGTAATAGTGGTCCTTCCGTTGGCATCCAACACGGTGGCAAAGGTACTAAGGGCGGCAAGACCAACGAAGAAATGCTCAAGCTAGGCCGTGGTCTGGCTAAAGTAGCTAACCAAAAGCGAGGCTAATATGGCAACACAAAGCATGAAACGCATGGGCAAAGAAGTTGGCCCTGCCAGCCTCTACGCTAAACCCCACACTATGTCTGGCAAGGGTGTCACCGTTGCTGAGAACCCCGGCAAAGAACCTAATCGTAGCAAGTTAGACTCGTTTGACGTAAGCGTGGGCAATATCAGCAAATCCGCTGGTAACGAGCCTGTCAAAACCTCTGGAATCAAAATCCGTGGTACTGGCGCTGCTACCAAAGGTGTCATGGCCCGGGGGCCGATGGCCTAAGTATGAACTACGCTGCTCTAGTTACTGCAATCTCCGATTACACGGAGAACACGTTTCCAACTACGGATATGAACACGTTCATAACGCAGGCAGAGTTGCGTATATATAACACCGTTCAGTTCCCCTCGTTGCGTAAAAATGTCAATGGTGTAACTAGCTTAAACAACAAGTACCTGTCTTGCCCCAGTGACTTCCTTTCGCCTTATTCGTTAGCGGTGATTGAGGACTACGGAACGGCTACGGAGACGTACCATTACTTGCTGAACAAGGATGTTAACTTCATTCGTGAAGCGTACCCAACCCCTGCAGATACGGCCCTGCCTAAATACTACGCTTTGTTTGGGCCAACAACTTCTGGCGTTGCAATCACCAATGAATTAACTTTTATTCTTGGCCCAACACCAGACGCTAATTACAACGTAGAGCTTCACTATTACTATTACCCAGACTCCATTACCACAGCAACAACGACATGGTTGGGTGATAACTTCGACACCGTGCTGCTCTATGGCGCACTGGTAGAGGCGTACACCTACATGAAGGGTGAAGCCGATATGGTTGCTTTGTACAGTGGGCGCTATCAAGAAGCGCTTGCACTTGCTAAACGTCTGGGCGATGGCCTTGAGAAGCAAGATAGCTACCGCAGTGGAACTTACCGAGTAGCTGTACGATGATCGTCCAAACCCAGACAACTTCGTTTAAATCAGAGGTGTACCAAGCGGTACACAATCTGTTGACGGACACCATTAAGATTGCCCTGTACACGGCAAACGCTAACCTTGATGAGACTACCACGGTATATACCACCCTTAGTGAAGTTGTAGCGTCAGGCTATACAGCGGGCGGAAACACCATGACAGGCGTTGCGCTTAATACTTCTGGGTACACGGTCTACGTTAACTGGGCCAATACGTCTTGGTCAACAGCAGTGACAGCACGGTGTGCCTTGATTTACAATGCCAGCAAGAGTAATAAGTCCATTGCAGTGTTGGATTTCGGGGCAGATAAAACATCTACCACTACGTTCACCATCACAATGCCAGCCAATACAGCCACTTCAGCGTTAATTCGCAGTTCTAACTAGGAGTTTTTTTATGCTTACCGACACCGCACAATCTACAGATACCGTCGCCGTGGGCTTAATTGCTAACACTGGAACAACTAACAGTGCTCAAGGCGGGGGTGTGTATTACATTCAATGCTTGGATAAAGAAGGAAACTTAAAGTGGGAAGATTCAACGCATAACCTCGTTGTAAACGAAGGTCTTGTAGACATGAACACCAAGTATTTTACGGGTAGCACATATACCGCTTCGTTTTTCCTTGGTTTAGTGACTGGCCCCGGCTCAGGTACAACATTTGCTGCTGCGGATACATTGACCTCTCATGCTGGCTGGACCGAATTTACAAATTACTCTGGCTCTCGTAAGGCTGTGGCTTTTGGCACGGCTACTTCAGCTAACCCATCCGTTCTTGCTACTTCTTCTGCTGTTGGTTTTACAATCTCTGGCGCTGGCGGTGTTGTAGCTGGTGCTTTTTTGTGTACCGTGGCTAGTGGAACTTCTGGCGTGTTGTTTTCCGAGGCTGACTTTCAGTCGCCCGGTGACAGAACCGTTGTGTCTGGTGACACACTGAACGTGACGTACACATTCAGCCTAGCTGCAGCTTAATTTATAGGGAGTGATTCCCTGTGCTTGGGTTCACCCCGCTTTCAACCGTGCCGCTGGCTGTAGCCACGGCTGGTGAATCGTATACTAGAGAAATTATTGAAGCAGGAGTTACGGCATCAGATACGTCGCTTTTGGCAGTGGCTTCGTTCACCCCAAGAATTGCAGAGTTAATCACCGGTTCAGATAATGTAACCGTTGCGGCATCTAACTTTACCGCAGCAGTCACTGAGACAGTAACAGCGTCTGAAACTACGGCGGCTTTGGTTGTTTTCATTTGTGCGGTTGAGCAGATTCTTACTGGTACGGACGTTATGTCCGCCTTGGTTAACTTTGCGGCATCTATCAATGAATCTAGCACTGTTTCTGAGCAAGTAGCAGCGCAGACGGCTTTTGCGGTATCAATCAGTGAATCTTCTGTAGCGGCTGATGTACTTATTGCCGGTTTAGCTTACGATTGCTTTATTGCAGAACTAGCTACAGGAAACGGTGTTTCATCGGCTTTTGCTGATTTCTTAGCATCTATTACAGATTTAGCGACTGGGTCAGATGCGTTTAGTGCGGCGGTTGGTTTTGGGGTTAATGTTTCTGAGACTGCTAGTGGGTTTGATAGCACAAGCGTGGCGGCATCAACATTTAACGCTAAGATTGCGGAGACTATTTCATCCGTAGATGCTTTCTTGGCAGCGGCGGTTTTTATTGCTACAGTTCAGGGTGGGGCAACAGCGGCGGATCAGATTGTTGCTAGGTTCTTGTGGGAACTGATTAACGACTCACAGAGTGTTAACTGGGCAACAATTAACGATGCACAAGCCCCCGGGTGGACAACAATTGACACTACGCAACCGGATTCTTGGCAAGTCATCGGGACAGACAATTAAAGGCATGACATGGCACTCGTTTTAAAAGACCGCGTAAAAGAGACCACCAGCACAGCAGGCACGTCTAACTTTGTGCTGGGTGGTGCGTCGTCTGGTTACCAAGCGTTCTCTGTTGTTGGTAACGGCAATACTACCTACTACGCAGCATTCGACTCAGCAACGGGGGACTGGGAAGTTGGTATCGGAACTTACTCAACCACAGGCCCAACCTTAACTCGTGACACTGTATTAGAGTCTAATAATGCTGGTAGCAAAGTTGTTTTTGCTGCTGGCCCGAAGGATGTATTTCTTACCTACCCTGCTGAACGCGCAGTGTATTTAGATGCTGCTGGCTCGGCAGTTTCTATTTTAGACATCGGCACATTGGGTGTTTCGACAGCAAATATTTCGACAGCAAACATTACTAGCGGTACGGTTTCAACGACCCCTACAAACAGCACTGATATTGCAAACAAGACCTATGTGGACACCTTGGTGTCTTCTGGCATCACTTATCACACGCCGGTCAAGTATGAAGTACCTGACACCACTGGCAACCTAAACGCAACCTACAACAACGGTACTTCTGGTGTTGGCGCTACGCTTACCAACGCAGGCGCTTTGGCTGCGTTCACTCCTGATGGCACGGTTGCCTCGGTTTCTGACCGCATATTGGTTTACAGCCAGACTAACCAAGCCCAAAACGGTGTCTACGTTGTAACCACGGTTGGTAGCGGTTCAGTTGCATGGGTGCTGACTCGCGCTTCTGACGCCAATACCTACGCCCTGAAAAGTCCAAATGGATTGGGTGAGGGTGATGCGTTCTTCATCACGTCAGGAAATTCAGGTGCTGGCGAAACTTACGTTTGCAACACTGTTGGCGTGATTACGTTTGGCACTACGGCAATTACCTTCGCCCAAATTTCTTCTGCCCAAATTTATTCCGCTGGCACTGGTCTGACCTTGACTGACACGCAGTTTAGTATCACCAACACTGCGGTTACTGCAAACACTTACGGCTCTGGCTCTAGCGTCCCTGTGTTTAGTGTTAATGCTCAGGGGCAAATTACGAGTGCAACACCAACGGCAATTGCTATTGCGGTAGCAGCCGTTTCGGGCTTGGCGGCTTCAGCCACAACGGACACAACCAATGCAAGTAACATTACTTCGGGTACGCTTGGCACTTTGCGACTATCTGGCAGCTACACGGGTATTACTGGAGTTGGTACTCTTGCGGCTGGAACTTGGAACGGCACTGCTATTGCTGCTATCTACGGCGGCACTGGGCAAACTTCTTATGCTGTTGGCGACTTGGTATACGCAGATACAACAACAACCATTGCCAAGCTGTCTGACGTTGCGGTAGGTAACGCACTCATTTCTGGTGGGGTTAACTCTGCTCCTAGCTACGGCAAAATTGGTTTGGCTACCCATGTAAGCGGAATTCTTCCAGTGGCTAACGGTGGTACAGGCGCAACTGACGCTGCAGGTATTCGTACAGCCGCAGGAGCAACAACAGTTGGTGGAAACTTATTTACGCTGACCAACCCATCGGCTATCACGTTCCCACAATTCAACGCCAACAACACAGTTTCTGCTCTTGACGCAGCCTCATTCCGTACAGCCATAGGCGCGGGTACTGGCTCGGGAACAGTCACATCGGTTACAGGAACTGCTCCCGTGGTATCAAGCGGCGGTACTGCACCAGCAATCAGCATGGCGGCTGCATCTTCTGGTGTAAACGGTTACATGACTGGTGTGTACGCCACAAAGCTGGACGGTATTGCTACTGGCGCGACCAACGTAACCGACACAAACCAACTGACAAACGGCGCGGGGTTCATTACTAGCAGCGGGTCAATCAGCGGAAACGCTGCAACAGCCACATCTTCGCCGTTGCTTTCCGCATTAGGTAACTACGTCTGGTCTGCGTCAACTTTACCAACTAGCTACAGCGGGGGTATCCAATCTTCATTTGTGTCCAGCGTAGAAGGGTTCCAGAGCTACGGCTCTGTGATGACCATGCGCACCTACGCAAGTGGTGGCGGTTCGTTACAGATGTACGTCCCATACAGCCCGACATACGGCGGCACAGGGATGCAGGTTCGTTTTGGTAACTACGATGTGTCCGGCGGCAACTCATGGACATCATGGAAGACGTTGCTTGCAAGCGATAACTACACCTCCTACGCCCCATCCCTGACAGGTTCAGGCGCATCTGGCACTTGGGGCATTAACGTTACAGGCAACGCTGCTACGGCGACAAACGCGCAGACGTGGAACTTTACTACCACAGGCAACCCGGGTTGGGGCGCAAAAGTTCAAATAGGTGGTAACGGGGGTGCGTCTGGTGTCGCAACCATTGCCGTTGTCCAAGCGACTGACGGCAACCTACACATAGATAGTGGTCTTGGTAAGTCCATGTACCTCAACTACTACCAAAACGGCATCATCTACCTAAACGGT